CTAGTTCAGTGGGTACAAATTGTTGTTTATTTGTGATTCTCTCCACCTCCCCTCGTACGCTCGCCACGATGGTAGTTTCTCTATCCGTCACCCTCGGCTTGCTCTCCTGGGCTTGGTTGATTGGTTTCACGAGTATGCAGCTGTCTGTCTCTCCGGCCTCCTATCTTGGCTTCTTGGCTTTGTTGTCTGCTTTCGTTCCGTCTGTCCCGGCTTCCCCGCACTTTGCCCTCCAAGGCATCTATGCGGGCTTGGCGACGGGGACTCGCACCCGGCTTTGGTTTCTAGGCGGCGCTGCTTTGGTATCTTGGTGCACCTCCCTGATCGTGGGTTGTGCTGCAGCGGGAGACTTGTTTTTCCTGGCTTCGCTCCTGGTTCTCGCATGTTCGTCCATTGTTTCTCTGCGCATCCACACAACCGCCCTTCGCAAGAGGGCGCGGTTGGAGATAAGATCTCGGCGGTGGTGCCAGAAGAACGCCCATCGGTTGTCGCATAAGCCCCCACCTCGGGGTCTCTGCTGGGTGCCGCTGTTCGCGCACGTTCCGTGGTATGTCATTGTTGCCACCGGGCCTCTCCTCAACCCTAAGTCATTCGCTGGGTTGGCCAGGCTTTACGGCAGTTCCGAAAATTTCCGGGCGGTTACGCGGCATGGAGTGGTTAGAGAGAATCATTTATATGCGCGCCACCAGGTGAAAAATCTCCCGGCCAATGCACCCTTCTTTGAGAAAGGCTGGCGCAGCATTGGTATTGAGCTCCAGCCCATAGTCGACACCAGCATCGCAGTCAACGCCGCTCAGCTGGGCGCACCCAAGGCAGGAGAAATGTTTGCGAACGCCTTCAAGAACGCCATCCAGGTTGACGTAGCACTCTCTAAGGCCCAACGTGCCCGTGTCGAAGCTCTTTGTCCGCACCCGATTCTGTTCACCGGGAAGAAGAGTGCCATCACCGACCACCCGGAGCTGAAGGCCTTCCGCGAGATCCAGCGTGTGGCCTTTGCGCGTCTTTACCAGATCCAGAACACGACTAGGAAGACTCTATGCGTGGGGGCCGGCCGTTTCGAAAATCTTTACCTCGGGAATAAGAACATCGACTACTACTATCACATGTCCGAAGGGAAGGATTACGAACGCGTGACGGCCTGGATGCTCGAGGATATAGGGCGCTACCTCAACAACAAGAAGCGGCAACACTCCAAACTGCGATTGAAGAAAGGCGCTGCGGCTCTGCAGATGCAAGTCGAAGGTCTCGAGGGCGTAATCAGTCTGCTCAAGCGCTCGGGCGAGCTACCACAGAACTTCCTCACCTCGTTGGACGGTTCCCAGAAGTACGAGACTCTGGTGCTTCATGATAGCTCCTACAATCTGGGTGTTCAGGAGTGGACCGATCTGTTCGAGAAAACCGATGCGAAAGTGGCCTACTGCACCTCGATTCTGCCTTATGAGCTGATCTACCCAGACATGCCGAAGAACCAGCTGTACAATTACGCTTACGATCCGCTCACCGGCAAAGCTACGTTGACTTACGGCGTCGGGGGTTACAGCAACGGTTATTGCCATGACCGCGACAAGTGGGCCCTGCCTCTTGATCGCCCTGTGATCAACTGCGGTAAATTCAGCCTCGTCTTCGAGATCGACTCGCGCGCCGGCCCTATGTGTAGCTTCAAGGTTTTGCGCGTCGACAGCCCCACATTGGAACCGATCGTCCGCTCGCAGAACCTGCCGAAGAACTTGCGCTATTGCCGCGTGATGGACCCCTTCGAATCGTGCAAGCAGGACGGCTCCGTGCAACCGAAGTATTTCTCGGTGAACCTCGATGAGTTTTGGGAGACGATTTCCTACGGTCTGTCTTTGGACGCGAAGAGCCTCTCGTACGCAAACCTGATGGCTTTTGTGCGCAGGCGTGGCGGCGGGATTTCTCTGGTCAACAAGGAGCTTTTGGCGCCCTGGTCGCTGCAGCAAGGTCGGTATTCTCCCTTCTGCATGGCTGCCTTTCTGTACATCAGGCGCGAGCAGCAGCGAGTGGAGGATATCAGCAAGTTCACGGCTTTCGACAAGGAGCACAGTTTTTCGTCCGTGGTGTCCCAATATGTCTCGTATCACTCGCCCCTCTCTTACATTCAGAGGCTGCTGGACACAAAGTTTGCCGACGAGCTTGTGCTATTCCCGACTGACGAGATCGTGCAGAAGGAGTATGTGAAGGTGTTTGCTAACCCCTCTATTCCGGTTCATCGACTTTCCGTTGGTGAGGATGCTGATCCAGCTGCCATGTGTGACGTCTGCTCCAGTTTCATCCCCAAGCGAGGCAAGCAGGTGATCAAATGCGAACCCGGCAAGTCCAAGGTTGTGATGTCCATGACCACGGCCCAGCTCAACAAGATGCGCATGGAGTTTTCGGACACCGACGGCGACGCGGAAGGGATCAAGAAGGTGAAGGAAGCGGCCAGGCCACATCTACCACTGGTTGGTTTCGATCACGAAGTCGACTTCTCCTACATCCTTGGGGGACCCGGTTGTGGTAAATCCTATTGCATTCGCGCTATAGCGAAGCGGACCGACGGCGTGGCTCTGCCTTTCTCAAAGCTCGTTCCCGACTACCTCGACCTGACAGATGAAGATGGGACCCGATACAACCTGGACGCGAAGACCAACCACCGAGCCATCCGAGACCTGCGGGGAGTGGACAGCATTTTCATCGACGAGTTCACAGCGTTGCCCTGGGAGTACATTCAGCTCATCGTCTATCTGAGCGGAGCGAAGAAAGTGTTCATCGTTGGCGACACTAAGCAGACCAAGGTGCAGAAGAGTGAAGGCATGTACATCGGGGACTACGTGGACATCGACAGTCTCCCGCGACACACGTTGATGCGCAACTTCCGCAACCCTCAGGACGTCGTGAACCTGCTCAACAGGGTCTTTGGTTATGTGATGCAAGCCATGTCTAGCGTGACACACTCGATCAATGTTTATGGACCGGGCGAACGGCCAGACGACTACGGCGAGCAGTTCGCGTTCTCTCGCGCGACGTGCCAGGAGCTAAATCTCATCGACGACAACACCGGGAAGATGCGCACCGTACGGACTTATCAAGGCAGCACAGTATCAGGTCACCCTTTGACGCTTCATGTGCGTGACAGCGACGAGTCGCTTCTGCAGTCCGATGAGCTTACGATTGTCGCACTCAGTCGGCACACGACGCGCTTGAACATCGTGCACAACGGGTCTGCCGCCGCGCTGGCCTGGCTGGACAACCTGGGGTTGCCTCATTCGATGAACGAGATAGAGTCCGGCTCTCAGCCCAAGGTGCTTCCGACGACGACCCCCGGTCACGAGCAAGAATCCAGCCCACTCCCAGTTGACGACGAAGAGTTGGGGAGGATATTCACAGATCATGTGCCGACTGGGAACTCAGCAGAGCGCCGCAAACTTCGCATCACCACTACAATGGTGCTCTCGGCAATTGGAATGTTGCTCAAGTTCTGGTCTGGCTCGACTTTCGTGAACCAACGTCTGACCCCTCTGTTCGTCCTCTTCAAGTTCATGTACCTGAACCGTGTGTTTTTCCTGCACCGTGAGAACTGGGTTGATTATGTCGCGAAACTGCCTGTTGCCTTTGCGCGCGCTACCGTCATTCAAGCATCTGTCACCGCCATCCTGCTGCCTTTGCGAGTTGTCTTCCCGGTCCTCGGCTCGATCCTGCAACGTCGTCGCGGCAAAGCGCAACCCGTGCCTTTGAATGTGGAGCTCTTGGGTGCCGTCTTGGATCGTTTCGGTGTGCCCCTGCCAGTCGTTGCCGTGTGGAACTCGCTATCGCTGCTCTCTTTCAAGGCCGAGAGCCTCGTGCACACGCTCCTCCCGGAGGCTTGGATCGACTTGTTGGCTTGGTTGCGCCCCGATTACTTCGGTCAGGAGTACTTCTGTGACCTCTTGGAGCCATGGGCCGTCCAACTCGCCATGTTCACCTGGTTTGGTCTCCGTCACCGCGCGCAGGAAGACATCCTCTTTTCCGTCTCTCTGCCGAGCATCTCGGACGCCGATCGCTTCCACGACCTCATCAACGGAGCTGCGTTGCCAGAGTCTTTCGACAGGTTCCAGTCTTGGTTCATGCAGTACATCCCGGTGGCCATGCGCAAGTGGACGAAAGTGGGCCACCTCAAGGAGAGCGTTCTCGCCATACCAGCGCTAGTTTCTCCGAAAGACGCGTACCTGACCTTTGGTTCCATGATGCCGGCCTGGTCTTCAATTGCGCACGGTCTTGAGTACCCGAACATGTTGGCCGCAGCGGTGATCCCCAATCCTTTCAGAGTCGGCACGATCAATCCAGCGGACTTCTTCCGGCCCACCAACAATCGTGGCAATCCTCGAGCTCCTCCAGCCCCCAAGTACACTTTCGGCAATGTCGCTGGGCACAAGTTCACCTCCTTCCAGCCCATGCAAGTTATCCAGGTGCTCTCGGGTCGTTACTTCAACAAGAAGCCGCAGAGTGGTAGTCTGATCAAGAAGGATAAGGCGAAGGCTGTTTTGGAGGACATCGTGAGGACCACGAAGCTCGAATTGCTCGGTGAGATCAGGGGTTGGGACGAAGACACCTTGGACATCCTCTTGGACGAGTTTCTGAAGACGGCGTCGGCAAAGAACTACGCGAAGCAGCTGCAGGGCGACGACTCACCAGAAGGGCGCAACATCCGCTTCCACCTGAAGAGCATCTTCAAGCCAGCGATCTCCAACCAGAAGCCCATGAAGGTGGACAAGGTCGGTCAAGGTATCTCGGCCTGGGGTAAGGACGCTCAGATCATGTTCGGGTTGCCAGCCAAGTGGATCAACTTCGTGCTGCTACAATCTTTGAAGCCGAACGTCATCTACGACAACAGGATCACACCGACCCAGCTGAGGGATCATCTACGCGATCATTGGGAGACCGTTCCGGCCGGAGCAAAGAACGGGGTCACAGACTTTGAGATGTATGACAGCCAGCAGGACGAATTCTCTCAGGAGATCGAGAAAGAGATCCTCAAGCTCCTGGGTGTGGACCAGTCGTTCCTCGACCACTATTTCAGTTTCCGCAAGGGTGGCAAGCTGCTCGCCTCTGGCATCTCTGGGAGGTTGGGCACCGAAAAGACCTCTGGTGAGCCTATGACGTTGCTAGGCAACAGTGTCATTTCCATGGTTTTGGCAAACTGGATCCTCCGGGGCGATGGGCCTTTCGTGATGGCGGTCAAGGGCGACGATGGTTTCAAACGTCAGGGGAACATGAGGTTGGATCAGGTCCGCATCGGTCAGCTCTCCGAGGTCTGTCGACTCAAGATCAAGGCTTACGTTGAAGACACAGCTGAGTTCTGCGGTTTCGCCATAGGACCCAACAGCTTCTGCCCGTCTGTACCGCGCAAGCTCGCGAAGGTGCTCGGCCACGAATTCAGGGACTACGCGCACTTCTGTGAGTACCGCAAGTCGATGATAGATTGGCTCAACGATGTGAACCGTCAGGATGTGGCCGACATCATCGCGACGAACTCTGACTTGTTTGGGATGAGCGTTTCGGAAGTTGAGGGTCAGATCGAGATCATCACCAGCATCTCGCATCTTAATGAGGCTCAATGGCTCTCTTCCATGATGTTAGTTGGGGACCCTGAAGTTCTTCAAGGGGAAGGTGGCACTACGGCGAGGTTCTAGTTGGCCCACTCACGACTCAACACATTGGTTAAATTCCCGGCTAGCTCTCACTGTCACGGTCTTATATGTCATGTTTGCCCTCGTTTCGTACCTCGTTCTCGTTGGACTGTCTCTCGCGCCCGCCTGTCTCCTCTTCCTCTCTGGTCGCGTCTCCGTTGCCTCCATGGCTGCACACTTGCCCGATGTCTCGGACCCCTGGTGCCTTTACGTTCTGCTTCCGGCTCTCCTGGTTGTGTCCTTGCTGTGGGCGGTCAAATCGTCTTCCACCCTCCGCTCGTGGCGCAATAACTTCGCACAGGCACCCCTGCGAAGTACTTTGCGTTTCCTGCGCCTTAGTAGCTACCGCGCCTCCACATCTCCTAGGTTCTGTGCTTCGTTCACCCGTCTCCACACCCTGGCTGAGGGCTTCCTCGTCGCGCCCGATCATGTCGTTGCCCACACGCAGCCACCGGTCCAAATCTTACCGCTCTCCGCTTTCGACGTCCTCCCTTCCGGCAAACGCACCCGCAAAGCCTTCAACAAGCGCGTCCGGAAGCTCCTAGCTCTCTCTGACACCCATCCCATCGTCCTCGACGACGAGCCAGCGCCCGAGGTGGTGCTGCCGTCTTACTCTGCGTGAAAGTTCTTGTGGTCAGGGGCGGCTCCAGTGAAAGCCCCCGCGTCCGTGTGAAGCGGCCTCGGTTTTGTTTCTCGGCCTTCTCGGTTTTCTGTTGTCCGTTCTGTGCTTCTGTCTGCTTCTGTTTGGTTTCGGTTAGAGCTTGATGGGAGTAGTGCCACTTGGCCCCCTCCCTTTCTGTCCGCCCGCCGTGATAGCGAGGTTTATGTGTGGTGTATCCGTGGAGGCCCGCACTTTACTCGTTGTGTTTGGCACTTGGACAAACGTAGGTTTGCCTCCTTGTTTCGGTTTCGTTTTCTTCCAGCCGATCACGGCGAAGAAGGGCACTTTGGGAATGCCCCGTATATTTATTGCAGCAGTCACTCACACCGTCTGCGTGTTTGGTAAATTTCTCTAAGGCTACTACTTTCCAGATGCCTTATACGTCTCTCAACGTCGCTACGCTGCAAAACGCCACTTTCGCCGACTGGTGGAACATGGCCAACGTCCGTGAGCTGCACCGCAACCTTATGACCGTGGACTACTCTGTGGTCGACTCCCGTCGCGACGGTCAAGCCAACTTGCAAGCTTTCTTGGAGCGTGGGTTTGATGGTGGCCAACTGTTTGGTTCTGAAACTAGGTTTCCGAACACGATGGCCGACCTCTACCTGACGAACTACCAGGATGAGATATCTAACTTGCTCGGGGGTTTGCAGAGCGTCCTTTCTTGGCGCTCCACCACTGTCGCCAAGGACATCGACGCTGGTCGCGCGCGCGATCAGCGCGGCTCTCCCACTGGGGGTGACCAGGGTCAGGCCGCGGTCTCGGAGCAAGGCTCGCAGGACAACACAAAAAGGTTCGAGATGTTGCGGCGCGACTTCGCCAATATCTCGAGGAAGAGGGACTTCACGTGGGAGCGTCAGTCTTTCGAATATCGGTTGAATCTGTCGTGGGTTAACCCCTGACTGGCCGAATTCCTCCTCATGGGCGGGCTGTACGAAGCCGCCCTGCACGAACCGTTCGCCGACGCGCCTTTGACACCTGTTGATTGATTCGTAAATTTCCAACCCCACTCGTCTGAGAGAGTGGTAGTTGTTCGTCTAGAGTTTTAGCTAGACCACCTGTAGATTGGTGTTTGCTGCCGTTTTGGTTTCCCTTGGGTTACCGCGTTCTCCCTAAATTCGCG